CATTGTCAAAAACAAGCCTTTGTCCATGTTGTGTTGCCATTTTGTTTATTTTTTAAAATTTAATTAATAAGAATATTCTTCATCCATTCCAGCAATAACTGAAAGGTTATCTTCAGAATATCCTGAAATTACACTAAGATCATCACCAGCCATAACGGAAACAGGAATTTCCATTGCGTTATCAATTTGACCAAGTACACCAGTTGACTGGAGCAGACCAAGACCACCAGAAGCAACCATACCGCTACCGATTGATTGACCGATTGAACCTTTTACCAATTTAGGGAAAAATGCACCAATAGCAATAACGGCAGCAGATTTCAGTTTTGCATCAATGTTTGGCAAAATTTTACCTGAACTTGTCAAAACCCTTGCAATAGCAGCACCAGCAACAAGACCGGCTGCATCCATAATGAAATTTTTTCCGATTGCTCCCATTTTGCGAGAAGATTTTCTCCTACGGCTGGGTGCAGACCTTTTTTTTCTACGAGCCATTTTTTTTGTTTTTTTTTGTTTATGCGGGAAGCAATCCCAAGATTTTTATTTAATCATTTTTTTATATTGAGCAATTAATTGCTTTTCACCTTTTATTATATTAGGCAATTTTTTTATCATTATCCTATCAAATACAGTCCTTTGTTTTAATGGCATTAATTTACTTTTTAAATAAATTGATTCCATCATTTCTTTTCTTTTTATTGCAGAATTTAATCTGTCAACATCATTTGTACCGCTTATAACATTAATTCCAGCAATCTTTTTTTCTCTTATTACACCGGTTTTCAAAGTGTATCCACCTTTCAATATTTTTTTATTGCTTTTCAGTATTGATTTAATTTGATCAACAACAGCCAGTTTTTTTGTTTCAGGTTTGTAAACAATTTTTAAACCTTTGCTTTTTTTCTTGCTGGTATCTTTTCCTGAATTATATGCTGCAACTTCTTTATTTAACCCAACAACAAAAGATTTAATTCTTTTTTCTAAGTCTTTTTTATCTTTTGCATCTAAACGGAATTCCTTACCAGTTGCCAACCCACCAGAATATAAAACGGCAGCAGCCCTGTCATTTTCTTTTGGACTACCTGACAATTCAGCAATTATATCACCTCTACCATCAATTTCCACAAGCTGGGCAGTTACACCACCATCTAACTGATATTGATTTAATACTTTAAACCTATATCCTAAAAAGTTTCCTTTAAAATCAATAGGCAAGGCACCAACTTTTTTATGACCAGTTATTTTTTTTGCAGCAGCTTTCTTTTTTGGTGCAACTTTTTTCTTAGGTGCAGCTTTCTTTTTTACAGGACTTACCTTTCTACCATAAACAAATGCAAATGCTTCTTTAAGCGTTGCACCAGTTTTTTTTCTGTATTCGATTGCTTTTTTAAATTTTTCCTTTGCTATTTTTTGTGCCTGTGTCATTTTATTTGTTTTACTTTAGCTTGATACCTTAAAAAACCAATAATTAATGCAGTAACAGATAAAAACAATGCTATCTGCTCATATTTTAATTCTTCTTTTTTATAATTTATCATTTTTTTAATTTTTTTTCACACCAGGTTAGCATTTCATTGCCACCCCATAATTGAAAACTAATATATCCGCACTTGTCCTTATCCCCAACATAAACTTTTGCTCTTTTTAGGTATGAATAAATTTTTTTTACAAATTTTTCATTCAAAACCTCTCTATTTATCAACTTAATTCCTGTTTTCACACCAGTTGCATTTTTGCAACTTCCTTTCATCATATTCAAAACATATCCTTCAGTTGCGTTTTTACTTGCCTGTGCTGGATAGTTTGAATACATATTAAAGGTGAAGTGAAAGTGATTATTTTTTGCGACTGATCAGGTAAATGATTACGGCACCACCAATAACTATGGGTAAATAGTTCATTTTTTTAGATCCATCAGCATTAAAATTTTCAGCCTGGTTTACAATACGATCAACTTCATCCTGTGAAGCCTGTTCAACCTTTGCATCACTTTCAAGCCTTTTTTCAACTACGTTTTTAACTTGTTTAGCCAAAACCCTTTTACCAACTTCGCTAACTTCTTTAACATCAATTCCCAATTTTGACAAAAATTCAGCTAATTTAATCAGGATTGGAGCAGCAGTAGCAGCAGCAGCAGCAGTTCCGGTTGCAACTACACCAATCTGTCCTTCTGAATTAAATTCAACATCAGCAGCAGCAATACGTTTCTTTTTTGCCCCTTGTTCAGTTTTCCTTAAAAGTTCATTTGGATTACCCCCCAAATTTTTCCACCAGTTTTGTGTTTCATCTGCCCTATTTGCAAAAGCAGCCTTCAATTTAGTAGCCAAACCCATAAAGTTTAGACCTACCAAAAGCAAAAATGATCCCCTTGCTGGTGCCAATGCAATTTTCAGAACTATTTTCTTTTTTTCTTTAGGTTTTGCAGCTTGTGCAACCGGTGCAGCAGATTTAGCAGCTTTTGCAGCTTTTCTTTTTGTTTGACCAATACCTGAAACACTATATAGGGGCATACTTGGAATTTTATCTATTTTATGGTAATATGTTTTTCTTTCATCAAATTTTGATAATACAGGATCTATAAAAAATTCGTTTCCAACATTATCCTGAATAACTGCGAAAACGTGGTGCGGAATTTCATCAAGCAGTTTATAACTAGCAAAACGATAATAAATTTTGTTAGTAATTAATCCTTGTCTTTTTAGACTGTCAAGGACTCCCATTATAAACAAAGCATAATTTTTGCAGTCATTTTTTCCCAGCGACAAAATAGCACTGGGTGACATTATCCGTTGCGACTTGTCAGATTCAATTTTATACTGCACATTCTTTTTAAGAAATTCAAACAATTTCTTCGCAGTTTGAACGCCATCACCTGTATAAAAATCTTTGCTAATTTTATCGTATTCACTTGCATACATTTTATGTGCAGACAACATAGCAGAAATAATATCAGGCACCTGTTGATCCCTAACAATCATTTTGGAGTTTCCACCAAAACTTTTCAACCTACCCAAAAGTATATTTCTCTGCATTAAATTAGATTCGCTTTATAATTAAACGGAACCACTAAACCATCAAAATTGCCAGTACCCTTTACAGTATATTGTAAACCTTTTTTTAACCATCCCTTTGTACTGATCAGCTGGAGTATTCCAATAGTAGGAGATGCCTGTATTTTAAGTTCAGATTCAGACCTTGCAGCAATTTTCTGATCACCAAAATTAGAAAAATCAGCAATTAATTTATCACCTAAATAAACTTCACCAGTAATAGCAGAAATATTAGCAGTTTGTCCAGTAGGGTTCTGGACTCCAAAAGTTAATTGAAATTTTTTATTGGCAAAACCAAGTTTTTTAAACATCAATTTTGTTTTACCAGCAAGTTGACTTTTTGCGATAAAATAATATCCTGTTAACGCTGCTAAACCAATTAAAATGAAATTTCTCATTTTCAAAATTTTCAAATAATAACCCAAAATTATTAAATATTATTCAAAAAAACAAACATTAGGTCAATCAAGGTCAGAAAGTGGGTCAGTATATAGGTACACCCGGCCCCCTATAGGGGGCCGGGTGTCCTAACCCCCTTTCCTGAACCATTTTGACCAAGAGTAAAACTGACCTAAACTGACCAACATTCATCAAAATCACTTTTCCTTCACCTTTGGTAAAAGAAAAAAGGGGCAAATTGCCCCTTTTACGTTTGTATGCAGTGTTGTTCTTTGTTACAATGCCTCTGTAACGTATTCTCTGCCCTCAAATTTCTTACTTGTCTTGCAATATAGGTTCACATACCATCCACCACTTTTAAGAGCAAATTTGAGCAGATTATCCACGTTGTTGATATTGCGATATTTTCTTGGTGCAATTCCAGATTCAGGTTTAAAAAAAATTATAGCAGTAAAAAGTTTCATTTGTTAGAAATTTTCTATTTTTACAATGAAGGGAAAGTGGTTTTTCGTTGAGAGAGATCATTTGTCAAGGTAGGATCAGGAAACTGATCCTATTTTTTTTTTATACATATCCCCATACTTTATGATTGATCCATCCAGCAACCAGTCTTTTAAAACTTTTTTACAAGTTGTGGAACCCTTCCCGGTAAATTCTTCCAGGTCAGAAAGTATTTCCGAATATTTACGCGGTTTAAATAGGATCCTATTAATTAAGCTTGTCTTTTCCATCCCAAAAATATAGGTTCCTGTTTTATCCTGTGCAGTATTTACCTGGCACCAGGTGGAACCACTGTAAGCAATAGAAACAGGATTAAATTCATCAGATGACCGCAAAAATGTAGCTGATAGATCAATAGTTTTATTTTCCTTATTCTTTTCAATTTTTAATACTGATTGTGCTTTTCTGTCAAGATAGGATCCAATATGACCAATACTGTTTTGGTCTTTTTTACCTAAATGAAGTACGCAAAGAATCAGCAAATTGTGAATTTTGGTTATTTTTTTTAACCATTGAATAAGGTAAAAAGACTGTTCTACTGAATTAAAATCTGAAATTAAGTCCAGGATTCCATCCAGTACCAAAATTGAACAGTCTTGGTTTTCTTGCAAATAAAGTTCTATCATTTGCTGAATCTCATTTGGACTATCTTCCCGAAATAAAAAACTATCAAAATTGTGTGGTAAATGATCAGTTATTATTTGCGTTCTGATCCTGTCCAGCACTCTGTAATAATCAAAATCTGAACTTTCTGTATCAACATAACATATCCGCTTTCTGTTAGATGGAAATTTTAATTTCATTCCAAATATATCCCAAGTAGTAAATGCTGAAGCAATGGCACTTGTTATAAATGTACTTTTGCCAGCTTTTGGCAATCCTTGAAAACAAACAAAACTTTGCAAGCAACCTATATTTTTACCATCAATAGTAAAAATGATGTTTTCATCTGGTGGCGTGTAGTTTTGTTTAAATTTTCTGGATAACAATTTGTCGTGTAGATCATTTGTCATTGGTTTACACTTTTTAAATTATTATACTACTTTCCTTTTCACCTTTTTCAATAAATGCACAAAATTCATCTGCAATATTGTAAGCTTCCTTAATTAAGTACGTAATATCTTCTGGAGATAGATCTTCAATTTTGTTTTTTCTTAATTGTGCTGAAAGGATATTAAGTGCAGTAATTTCAAGCTTAGACATTCCCGCCATTAAGATAACCTGACCGAATTTGTCTTGCATTGGGTGAACTGGCATTGCTGGTAGATCTTTGTTTCTTTGCGACATTTTTATTTTTATTTAAGGTTAAACAAAAGGGGCAAAGTGCTTTACCAACCTTGCCCCTGTCTATTGTTATTGTAAAAAGTTTAAAGCAATTAACGCACCTCATTTTCCTGTTGTGTGTTGCGTATTTTTACATTTGCTTCATATCTTACAAAATCTTCCATTGCGTATTTCATACTATACTTACGCAAAAAATATATTTTACTTAA